TTCCATCTCGGATAAGGCCAAAGAGGCCCTGCTGTGCATATTGCATGCAGGTTGGCTCGATGGCGATAATCCGTGGTGTTTTGAGCGTCTTAGGAACTGTGATAACCCGAACGGGTATCTCAGCTCCGGGTTCGAGGAAGTCAAACCTAGTTGTCCTAACACTCCAACAGTGTAGGGCAGCGGACTCGCCGTAAGGCTTAGCCGCAACCGTCGACCCATTATAATGGGCGTTCGGGACTAGGTAGTCTTCAGCCGGGAAAACCGACTGAAGTCTGGTGGTCCAGGTGCGGGCATTATACTTACCATTACTGGTAAGCCTGTCCGCAACAGCGCCTGGGCCGTGCTTCGGGATCAGCTTCTGACTGGCTAGTTGTTGTTCCAACCAGTCAAAGAGGCCTCCGTATAGCACCTCTGACATACGCCTAAAATCCTCCTCAAAGGAAGGATCAAGGATGGAGTCAGAGAACTTAACTTCCTGCTCACATTGAACATAGCTCGACATCGCTAGCCTCTCGCGACCAGGCGTTACAACCTGGTTGGGAGTACCCGAAAGGGACTCCCTCGGGAGGGCTATCTTGCTGAACATCAGCGTAAGCTGACGAATAGCATAGATTGCTTCGATGTCGGGATCGTCCAATAGTGTGCCACTACAAGGATCGAACACACGTCTATAGAAACCTTGCAGAAATGCAGGGAGCCTATTCCGAGGGCCTGCCGTTTTAAAGGCAGAGCAATCGGACGAGACGACGAGGCCTAAGTCGAGCCATCTTTGGAACGACTTACCTAGGTCCGCCAGGGTTATAGCCAAAAAGGCTAACCCCTCGTGTTCAGTCCGACGAAGGACATATGTTATGTCCTTCGTGGCGCTAGTGCAACATCTTGCAGCCATTTCATTAGCTGCAATGGACCAGAGTGACGTCAGGCTTTTCATGATCCCTCCTTATCAGAGGTGGTCAATCCCTAGCTGACGTCTGAATGTCACCCGGAAATGAAGTACGGCCATACATCAAGCAGAAGGTAAGATACCTTCCACTTTTTGCTTAGGTCGCGCCTCACAATGGGTAACTTCGCGGCATTCCCGGCTAGCAAAAACTGCTACCGGCTAAGAATGCCTCACTGATGAGATAGATCGCGTTGATCACCGCGACGACAATCACTAGGAATTTCCTGGTGAACG